AATTACGTTGAACTACCACCTGACTTTATTGAGTTGTGTGATAATCCGATATTTAGGTCCCACATATTACATCGTGCTATGTCAAATTCTTACGACTACACCAGGGATTTGGATACTAACCTTGTCAAACTTGGTAGGCCATTTGAGTATTATATAGAAGATAACAAATTCGCTTTATTACCTAGGCCACAAAAAAGTGGAGTACTCACATTAACATATGAAAAAAAACAAAAAAGTCTGAGGACAACATCGGGCATGAAAAAGTTTAGATTTGATAATGTTGTTTCAGAATATTTTAGGCCTGGAGATGTTATTAAATCTAGAGTAGGTGCTAGTAATTCAACCACAACGACAGCTACAATTGAGCGTGTCGAGTATGAGAAAGCATTAGAGGGAACCATAGTAATCTCAAATATTACTAATGGGTTTACAAATGACAATGAAGACTTTTTTGTAAGTGGTGGAGAGGGCGATCAATACTCTGCATCATATGGTACAAATTGGAATAGCATAGTAGAAACCTGGAATGTATTAGGAATTGGTGGGGCTGGTAGAACTAAAGGCGTTCAGTTTGATTTTACTGATACAAAACCTGAAATACCTGAATCATACCATTATCACTTAGTTGATTATGCAAAAGCAATGATACATCAGGACCTGGGCAATATAAAAGAATATCAAAACCATTTTGCATTGTATGTTGCAAATAGAGATAAAGCCAGGGCTACTGTTGCAAACAAGGACCATAGTAAAATGTCTTTTGTTGCGGATCGTACTAGTGTTGGATATATGTAATGATTGTAGAGGTCAAGGAATTTAAAGGCATAGCAACTAATGCTGACCCTAGTGATATTGGTTTAGAATTTAGTAGAGTAAACGAAAACTTTAGACTGGATAAACTTGGAACATTAACTAAGCAAGATGGTAGAGGTAGCGCAACAAATATTTCCAGTGTACGTTTAACTCAGCTACAATATTGGTCACCATCAAATCTAGATGTTAGTAATGCAGTTATACCTAGCGTATGGGTAGGATTTGATGACCATAACAATAAGATAAAATTACTTAATAATGATTTTAGTTCCCCTTCTGATTTAGGTGGCGCAATATCAAGTGTATCTAGGGTGGATCTGAATGACCATGGTCAAGATTTTAGAATATCTGCTGATAATCTTACACATCCAGCAAAGATATTACAGCACATAAGTAGAAAGTATTTTGATGGCAATGATGAAGTAGATGAATATGTATTTCAAAATGCCACTCCTTCATATCCGTCAGGAACAGAATTAGATTTTCAAAGTTTAACAGCGGTAGAACTTGGCAGTGATACTGGCTTAACATTACCCGATAACGATTTTAATTATAAGATAAGTCCAGTGTTTGATGGTGCGCAAGAATTACCATTACCTGATATTTTTAGGACTATTACTACAAATGGCACAACAAAGTGCGCAAAAGTATCTGTCAGATTTCCAAATCAATCAGGAACTGGCACAGCCCCTAATAAGACGTATGCATTCAATCCAAGAATAACAAGTTTTAAAATTTACAGAGAAACTGGAAACGATGATAACTATTACCAGGTTGGTGAGGTCCCATTAAATACGAAGAGTGATAACGATAATACAGTGGTTGATAATACAAATATCAATCTAGGTAAAGATTATATTTTTAGTAATACTTTCATTGATAGTTACTCTGCGCTGTCAGCATCTGATGGTATATTTAGTATGCCTACAGCTACTGGACTAGCATCTAATACATTGACAGTCAGGTATGTATGGATAATGGTAATGGAGAACAATGGAACAGCTGATACTGGTCCATACTATTCAGGAAGTCCAAGAATATATAATGGTGGCTTTGGTACTTTTAGTGGGACCACAGCAACATTTAGTGGGGTATCTACTTTATTAGATAACAGTACATTTCTAACAGATTTATCAAATGGCTTTATTAATCCTACAGCAGATATACCTAGTGATAATAATGCATACTTTAATTTTAATAAAACTTTAAAATTAACAAGACTTATAGAAACAACAGTACCAGGTGCTAACCCAGGAGATGACCCACAAACACAATTTCTAACTGGTTCAACTAGAGTTGAAGAATTTAATTGTCAAAATGTTGTATGGCACAATAAGGCTATACATTACGAAATAGCCAATGCTGATAGATGGGGTACAAATGCCCACAATGGTGGCATTGCTGTTGATGCTAGTAATGGACAGCGTGTAGTGCTTGAAAGTGTTGGTAAGTCAATTAGGCTAGATAATGTAGATGCCTATACTGACCAGGATGATTGTGATTTATTTAAAGATTATGTATTGACCAGGGATAGTACTCATAGCGTATTACATTTTTATGATGTGGGTTACTCAAATAGTTTTCAGGCACCATTTTTTGGTACAGAAGCCAAAGTAGACACTAGATATAAATACAGCCAAATGATTGGCGATATGCATTTTGTGGGCAATGTTAAAATTGACCCTAATGGAGATAAGACTGAGGACCATCCCGATTTTGTAATGTTTAGTGAGCCAGGCCAACCTGATATCATACCTTCTACTAATTTTATTAGAATCCTGGACCAACAAGGCGGTTCAATTATTGGTATGAATAGAATACTAAATAACCTTGTCGTATTTATGACAAAAGGCGTGTTTAGGCTTGATGTGTCATCAGGTGACCCGACACAATTTACTTTACTAGAAGTAAATACAAGCGTTGGATGTGTAGCGCCTGAAAGTATTGTAAATGCACAAGATAACTTATTCTTTTGTGCTAATGACAACATGTTTCAAATAAGACCTGATTTTACATTTATACCAATTTCAAAAAGTATTGAGGATGTATACCAGGGAATATCAGACATTGCAGATTCCAAAGTGATGTTTGATATTAAAAGAAGTAGACTCATCTGCAAGTTCGGCAGTGGTAGTACTAACATTTATATATATGATTTATTGACTCAGGACTGGACAAAGATGGTATTTACTGACCTAACCAATTTTGAGTATGCAGATTTTTTTACAATTAATGATGACTTAGACCTTTATGGTTTAAGAGTTTACGATCCTAATCCGAGTCCATAATGGCATTTCAAACTACTATAAGAGAATTACATAATAGCAGTAGTACAGAAGCTGTTCAGGGAAAGTATCAAACTGGCATTATTGATGTTAGTAGAGATTATGATAAAAGCAATATTATACGAAGAATTAATCTTCATTATGATAGTGCAAGTATCATTACTTGTAAGGGTTTTGCAGATGGTGAACTAAGCGGTACTGAATTGTTCTCTATAGACTTTCCAGCTAATACAAGTGGAGACAAAATAGTTAGTAAAAGAATTACAGCTGGAGCCAGGGCAAAAGCATTATCAATATTATTACAAACAGCATCAGACAATAATGATGCGGTCATTAGAAAATTGGAGATAGAAATAGATGGCTAGAATAAAATTTGCAGATGAGAAGGTCGATAAAGGTGTACAGCAAGTTACACAGACCAGGAAGAAAGCAACTAAAACAAAAGTTACTACTGGTGAAGTAAAACCTAATCAAATTAAATCTAATCAATTTGTTTTCACTACAATCAAAAAAGGTCAGATTGGCCCAAGCGACCCAATTAATGACGAATCAAGAATTTATTTTAAAGATGCAGAAGGTAATACCTTCATGTTTACTGGAACGAAAGTGAGTTAAAGATGGCTACAAAAGAAGAAAACAATGTATATGGGAATGCCTTAAGAATGGCATTAGGTGATGTTGGTCAAGGCATTTACAATATGTTTCAAAAAGCACCACAGAGAAAAGTTAGTAGTGATACTACAAATGCTTTAAACAGATTTAGGCAGATATCTAAAGAAGGTATATACAACCAGGGTGCGAAGAATGAAGTAATGGCCGATGTTAAGCAAAACGTCAGGGAAGGCGATTTGAAACTTAGAAACCTTGCTACAAGACAAGGTATGGAAAATAGTAGTATTATTGCGGATCAGTTAATAAAAAAAGAAGGTAGAACCACTTTAGAAACTGCAAAGATAGCCAGGGCAATTTTTGAAGCTAATGAAAAAGCAAAAGATGATGCATCTATAAGAGCCATGGAAATAGGTCAGGGTATAGAAGATATCGCATATAATAATGCATTAGCAAGACAGCAAAGAAGAGATAAAACATTTGAATCTTTTAAAACTGGTTTTGATAAATATACTAGCGATATAAAGGAACAAGAAGAATTAGGTGATTTAGATAATCTAACCCAATTGATTCTAAAATATCCAGCATTGATGAAATTTATATAAGGAGTTTTTATGTCAAATTATTTAGATGCATTACAAAGAAAAACTCAACAGCCAAATATGAAGGGCGTTCCAGTTGAAGTGGAAACTAATATTGGTATGGACCAAGAATTACCGCCTGGACTAGAAGAAGAGTTTAGAAGAAGATTAATGAAGTTACCTGAAAGACTTAGGAAGAAATTAAAAAAAGATGTAGAAAGTGCATTCCCAAACGCTGAAGCGGATGCAAAAAGAACAAATAGGGCTTTTAATATGAGGGCCAAAGAGAATGTAAAAAGAAATGAAGATGTAGAAGCTACAAAGCGTAAACAAATGAAAGCTATGAGGGATGCTGAAGTTAAAGAAGAAGATAAAATTGAAAGACAACGAGAAAAACAAGCATCTAAAGAAGAAAGGGCGCAAGAAAGAAGAGATGCTACCTTTGTAGACTTTGATGCAATTGGTTCTTATATAAATACTATAGATAGTGAAATTCGAGAACTTCAGGCAGAAAGAGATTTAAAAGTCCAAGTATTCGAAGTTGAAAATATGGATTATGATAAAAAAGGTAACCCTATAGGAATACAGCCAAAAGCACAAGCTGAACTGGAACAAATTAAAAATTCATATGATACAAAAATATCAAGTAAGGAAAAACAAAGAGAAATAGAAATACAAAGAAGGGTTAATAGGTTAGCATTTGATGCATTAAATAAATTTCAAAATAGGGAAGAAGTCGAGAGAAGATTCAGAAACGCTGGGTTAATGAAATATTACATTAATTACATTGCAAATGAAAAAGCTAGGTTAGATAGATGAGTCAAAATCAATATGATGATATAATAAAAAGTATTGATTTAGATGCATTGCGAAGAGAAATAGCAAGTGATGCGGAAGATGTTGATACTACTATCGCACCTACTTTGGATCCTTTCGAAGATGAAGAAATTCCTGAAGTAAAAATAGAACCTACTTTAGTTAGTTCTATACTTGAAAAAGGTGAGGACCCTAATGTACCTATAGTTCCTGAAGATAAGTACAAGCTACCAAAACAATTAACTACTATAGATTCTTTAAGAAAAAAAGGCTTTGACAATGAGCGCATTTTTGATGCGATGGAAGAATTAGAAAAGATTGAAGCTGAAAAAGAAGAAAGAAAGAAGAATCCAGTAGAAGGTCCAGCGGATCCAAATGTACCTAAAATAGAAATCCAGGAAGATGATGATTACATTGATAGATTGACTAAAGGTACAAAGGCATATTTTGTTGCTGGTGGATTAAAACAAACTGTTGGTGGTGCATTGCAAAATTTAGCAGTTACACAGCCAGGACCTAGAATAGGTAGAGGTGGCAGAGTAATAAGAGATTTTAGCCAGGAGGAAGCATTAGAGCGTACATTAAACAATCCTCTTTTTAAAGCTGGTCAAAGGTTATATAAAAGTGGTATTGAAGATTTTGCTAGTAGGCCTGATTTACAACCAACAGATAATTTTATGGATTACGAATGGAGCGATCCTAGATTCGTAGCTAGTGCTGTAGGTCAAGCTATACCAAGCTTTTTAACATTTGTTGTTCCTAGTGCAATAGTAGCTGTAACAACTAGAAATCCTGGTGCTGTATTTGGTACTACAATGGCAACAGCTTTTAACATGGAAGCTGGTAACATGTATAACGAAGGTATTGATGCTGGATTAACTCCACAAGAAGCTTCTATCACTGCGAGTACTGTAGGGACCATAAATGCTTTATTAAGTAATATACCAGCTGGTGCGATTTTTACCAAGCTTGGTCTAGGTACTAAAGCTATAAATGATATAATGATTAAAGGTGCAATTCGCAGACAGTTATTTGCTAATGGTACCAAAAAAGCTATTGTTGGTGGCGCATCAGAGATAGTAGAAGAATTATTACAAGAAGCTACAAATATATATTTTGAAATAAATGACCTTGGCAAAACCTACACTGAAGAAGAAATAATAAAAAGATTACAAGCAGTGACTGTGGGTGGTGGTGTACTAGGTGGCGTTACTGGTTCTGCAAGTGGTGCAGTGCAAACTGGTAGGGATATTGTAGATGCAAGAATTAGAGATTCAAAAGGTAAGGAAGCTATCATTGTTGAAACTCAAGCAAAGATGATAAATGATGATGAAGCTAATGATTACAACATAGAATATAATAGGGATGATACTGGCAGTAAACCAATCACAGAATCGGAATTGTTAAATAGGGGATACGATCCCAAGCAGTTCCCTGAAATAGGAGAAAACGAAAATGGAGAAAAAGAATATGCCGTCAGGGTTAACGGATCGACAGATTCAAAAGGCAATATATCCCTCAGTGGTGGAGCGACTGGAAGCACAATTCTTGAAGAAATCATCGAATCAAGAGTCAAGAAGCTTAGAAACTCAAAAAACACCCAAGAAAGAGCGTTAGCAGACAGAATCGAAATTTGGGCCAGGTCCGTCAGAAAAAAAGCCTCAGAAATGGGCCTAGAACTGCGTTTTAAAGAGGAAGGCGAAGGTAACCTTGAGTTATTTTCTGATGCGATTCTATATACCAAAGGGGGCTTTAAAGGGCTAGACTCAAAATTTGAGGGTGCAATTTACATTCCTGATGACTTAGCTAACG